ACACGACACCGCTAAAATGCTTGGATTTAAACCTACTAAGATGAGCAACCGTGATTCTGTAGAGCCAGATGACATCCATCGCGTTAGTCCAGTAAAAGGGTTTAAAGGATATGGCAGATGAGAGCACGTGAATTTATTGTTGAATCTACCGAAGGTCACACAGGGTCTATAACTTACGATGTTGCACTAGCCCTGCCCGGTGCTTGGAAAATTCCTAAACTACAAAATCAAGATCCTTATTTGCAATACCGTTTTGGTGTGGCTATAGCCGGCGCCAAAGGTGCTGCCCAACGCAAACGAGATGGTGTTCCACCGTTTGAACAAGACAAAACTTTTGGCGAAAATATGATCATTGTCAGCTACGATCCGCATACTGGAGAATATATTGATGATGCGCTTAGAGAAATGGGCATGAGTGCCAGCGATGCCGTTCAAATTGCTGGGCTAGACAGCGAAGAAATGCCCGATGTGGACAAGCGTAGTCCTGTAACAGGATTCAAAGGTTACCCAAGGTAAATATAGGACAAGGAAAAATTATGAAAAAAATCATTTTAGTATTAGCATTATTGGCACCGTTATTTGCGTTTGCCGGCATCAATCAACAATGCCCTCAATTTACGGTCAACGGCACACCACAGTATGCGGCACAACCAGGCGACCAGGAAATTTGCCATATGAACTACGCTGTGATTCACAGGTGTAGTGTCAAAGCTCCAGTAGCAGTATTCGAGCATTTAACAGTGGCCGCAATGACTGGCCCAGCCAAGCGTAAAGATAACTTCCACCCAGACGCAAGTGTTACACCTAACTGCTCTGCTAGTCTAGCTGACTATGCTATTGTTGGTAAAACACATGATCGCGGACACATGGCTCCAGCCGGTAACAACACACAAAACGATGCTATTATGAGTGAAAGTTTTAACTTGAGTAATATGGTTCCGCAAGTGGCCAATAATAATAGAGGAATTTGGAAACAAGTAGAAACCTTTGAGCGTCAATGGGCCACTAATCCAAACGCAGATTTCTATATTATTTCTGGCGGTATCTTTGATCAAGGACATCCTGTAATTGGCAACGGCCTCGGTATTCCAACTCGTTTATACAAGATTGTTATCGATAAAAATAGCAAGAAAGTCGAAGCATGGTTAATGCCAAACGCCGCATTGCCAGTTCAAGATTTACCCAAGTACCAAGTACCAATGGCAGCAATCGAACAGGCTACCGGAATGCGTTTTAATTTAGGGCAGTAATCAAAACTGCCATAAATTAATATATGGCACAAACTGAAGCAACTTTAGTAAAAGCACCGTATAAAAATACACCTTTTACTGATCAACAGTTAGAGGAATTTATAAAGTGTGCGGATCCGGACACGGGTCCGCAATACTTTATGGACAACTTCTTCCATATCCAGCATCCTGTCAAAGGCAAGATGTTGTATCATCCATTTGATTATCAAAAACGCTTGATAGATACCTATCACAATTATCGTTTTAGCATATCAATGATGCCCAGACAAACAGGTAAGTCGACTAGTGCCGCAGGTTATCTATTATGGGTAGCTATGTTCCATCCAGATTCAACTATTCTTATTGCCGCACACAAATACACAGGTTCGCAGGAAATTATGCAACGAATTCGTTATGCTTACGAGTTATGTCCAGATCATATTCGCGCAGGTGTAACAAGTTATAACAAAGGTAACTTAGACTTTGAAAACGGTAGTCGGATAGTGTCAACTACAACAACAGAAAACACAGGACGCGGTATGAGTATATCCTTACTTTACGCTGATGAGTTTGCATTTGTGCGACCTGGTATTGCCAAAGAATTCTGGACTTCCATTAGTCCTACTCTAGCCACAGGTGGTAAGGCAATTATCACAAGTACACCCAACTCAGACGAAGATCAGTTTGCGTTATTGTGGAAAGGCGCCAACAAGTGCGAAGATGGTTATGGCAATCCAACAGAAGTAGGCATCAATGGATTTCGAGCATATCGTAGTTACTGGAACGAACACCCAGACCGTGACGAAAAATGGGCCGAGGAACAACGGGCACAGCTGGGCGATGATCGATTCCGCAGAGAGATGTGTTGTGAATTTGTTATAAATGATGAAACTCTAATTGCCCCGGCCAAATTGTTAGATCTACAAGGGCACGAACCCTTGTACCGAACTGGCCAGGTGCGCTGGTATCAAAAACCTCGTGCTGGCCGTACCTATGTAGTTTCTTTGGATCCTAGTTTAGGCACCGGTGGGGACCCTAGTGCCATACAAGTATTTGAAGCTAATACCACAGAACAAGTAGCCGAGTGGCGTCATAATCGTACACCTATTCCGGAACAAATACGCATACTAGCCGACATTTGTCGACACATCAATGAGTCCGTGCAAGATACTAAAAGCATTTATTACAGCATAGAAAATAATACCATTGGTGAAGCTGCTTTAATTTCAATTGCTGAATACGGAGAAGAAAACATACAGGGCTATTTCCTTAGTGAATCCAACGGTGGTGGAAGCCGTAGATATCGCAAAGGATTTAATACTACACATAAGCCTAAACTAGCCGCTTGCAATAAACTTAAAACTCTAGTAGAATCCGGAAAAATGAAAATACGCAGTGCTAGTTTAGTCAGCGAACTTAAAACCTTTGTTGCAAGTGGCACAGGATATGCGGCTAAAATTGGCGAAACAGATGACTTAGTTATGGCTACTGTATTAAACATTCGTATGTTGCAACTGCTACAAACCTACGATACTGGCATTGACAACCAAATGCGCGATCACGGTGATATTGTGGTATCCCCAATGCCCTTCATTAGTGTAATGCGATAAACGCATAAATACAATACTATGGCGAAACACACACCTTCAAAACAACTGTTTGATTTACTAGTTAGTAGAGATTTTGACCCCGAAATACTAGATGTTGCTGGCAAACCAGCACCCGATCCGGCTACCGCTGAATTATTTAGTTTTGACTTCCGTGCCGAATCTGGCAAGGACTACGGTACTGTAGTTGTACTCCTAGGCAACGAAAACAATCTTGAAGTATACTTTGGAGACAATGTAGGTCGTACCATGGAAGGCAATGATAAACAAGAATGGTTTGCTTTTTTAGAACAACTTAAACATTTTGCCGTTAAAAACTTCATGGAGTTTAGCCCAAAAAATATCAATCGTCTGCGTTATAGTATGCAAGGGCAAGCTGCTATCAAAGAAGGCCTGTTTGAATCTTGGACAGGGACTAAGACACAAAGCTGGAACGGTAACCAAACCGAAGCTCGCCTGATGATTAAACATAAAAAGTCATTGGGTGAAACAGATGCCCGTTTCCGTTATGTAGAATCATTATTTGTAGAAACCGCAGAAGGCGAACGCTACAAGTTACCATTTACAAAATTATCAGGCGGTCGTGCCATGGTAGAGCATGTACGCAATGGCGGTAAGCCCTACGACATCCGTGGACAACACATTGTTCAAATAGTAGAAGAACTTAATATCCTAAGTCGTTTCCGTAGGGCTAACCAAGGTCGACTATTAGAAGGCGATACTGCACAATTAGTTGAAGACACTAATGCCTACTACGAGACAGCACAACGTACTTTAAAGAGTTTAAGCACTAATCGTGGATATACCTCTTATTTTGAAAGTTGGAATCCAGCAGAGGTTACCGAAGAAGAAGTGGTAATTGAAGGATTAAAACATTTGTTTGTGACACAGAGCATAGACACAAGAATTGAGCAAGCATTACCCCTGCTGGCTCGCATACAACAACAAGGAAAAGCCATGAAAGAAGCCAATATATTTGAAGCCTGGGTAGAACGCCTAGCAGAAGGAACATGGCAATTGCCAGATACTCCTGAAAAACAACAAGACCTACTTGAGTTGATGAGCAAAGAGCAACCAGTCGGTGCTGATGCTACCAACATTACAGAACAACTGTATGGCTTGTTGGGCGATGATCATTTGTTTGATCAGTTAGAAGAATTAGCCGAGCGTGATGCCAATGCTGACGCCCGCCAAGTTATCTTTGATCGTATGCAAGAGTTAAGCAGTCACCCAGATGTGTTGAAAGTTATTGAACAATTAAACATTGATCCTACTGCTGAAATGAACCCGCCCGAAGGTACTCCAGCCGATTTGTCTGCAACACCTCCTGAGCAGACTGATCAAGTTCCGGGTGGTCAAGGTAACATCAATCGATTGGCAGAAAGCCGAGGCACATTACGGGCTCTCCGCCATGCCGCCGGTCTACTTAAAGAAAATGTATTAGTAGATGATACAGGTTCAACATTTCAACACATTCTTGACACATATAAGCGTGATGTTAAAGACTTTGAAGAAAATGACGAAATGAGTCAAGAACTGCATGATGCATTGTATGACTACTACTTTGATGACATGCCATATGGTGTTCAAAAAGCTCGTAGTGGTGACCCGTACGAATGGGTAGCCGACCGTTTTGCCGCAGACTTGGGCCATCCTGGCGCCGGCTTTAATAGCCCAAGCGATCCAGATGAAGACTACAGTCTTGAGCGTGAAAGCGTCATGCACGGTGACTATGCTGAAGAAGCTCGTGACCCACATAGTGTAGACGGCGGAATGGAAAATCCGTTAATCCAGGACGAATCGGAAGATGCATCCTTATTTGATGATAAGTTGTGTAATATGACCGATGCTGGAGAACATTGTCCAGTTCACGGTGTAGAAGAATGTTGGGCTAATTCGGCACCAGAATCTTCACCACTTGCTGGACAGTATGGACACACGGGTAAAATGAAAGAGGTTGGAAAAGAAACATCATTCTTAGATCGCCTAAAAGAACTTTCTGGAATGATTCGCAACTAATTTAACAATTAGAACAACCGCGTCATAAATATCATTGACGCTAAGAAATAAAGCGTATATACTAACTCAAGTGTATGCGCTTTTTACTTTAGCATCACAGGCAACTTAAATCTAAATTTTAGATAGGCAACAACCATAAACAATTTGAAAGGCAACTTATTATGGCATCTTTAGCAGAAATTCGTGCTCGTTTAGCACAATCCGAAGGTAAACAACAAGGCGGCAACTCCACAGGTGGTGATAATGCAATTTATCCACACTGGAATATGGAAGAAGGCGCTTCCGCAACACTCAGATTCCTCCCAGACGGTAATACAAAAAACACATTCTTTTGGCAAGAACGTGCTATGATTCGTTTACCATTTAATGGTATCAAAGGCGAAATGGAATCCAAACAAGTATATGTACAAGTACCTTGCGTAGAAATGTGGCAAGAGACTTGCCCAGTTCTTACAGAAGTTCGCACTTGGTTCAAAGACAAGAGTCTGGAAGAAATGGGTCGTAAGTATTGGAAGAAGCGTAGTTATATTTTCCAAGGGTTTGTTCGTGAGAACCCAATCGGCGATGACAAGGCTCCAGCAAACCCAATCCGTAGATTTATTATCGGACCACAAATCTTCACATTGATCAAAGGTGCATTGATGGATCCGGAATTGGAAGAATTGCCAACAGACTTGCTCCGTGGCTTAGACTTCCGTATTAGCAAGACTGCCAAAGGTGGCTTTGCTGACTACTCTAGTTCCAAATGGGCTCGTAAAGAATCTGCACTCACAGAAGCCGAACAAGCGGCTATTGCTGAACACGGGTTGTTTGATCTAAGCACATTCTTACCTAAGAAACCGGGCGAAGTAGAACTCAAGGTTATTAAAGAAATGTTTGAAGCATCGGTTGATGGCCAGAGTTATGACACAGAGCGTTGGGGTCAGTATTTCCGCCCAGCAGGTGTTACGGCTCCAGCAGGTAGTTTTACACCAGCACCAGCAGTAGCCGATGTCGATGAAGATGTTCCGGCAGCTAAACCAGCAACAGTAGCTTCGAGTTTTGATGATGAAGATGATGTAGCAGTTGCGTCAGCACCTGTGGCAGCTAAACCATCAACCGACAAAGCTCAAGACATTTTAGCAATGATTCGGGCACGTCAGAAAGCGTAAGCACTTGGCTCAAATTATAACACAAGGGGCAACTCTTGTGTTATAATTATCTTATATAACTATAGAGGTGAAACATGGCCAAGCCATTTGATATATCAAAATTCCGTAAAGATATTACAAAAAGTATCGAAGGTCTAAGTATTGGATTTAACGATCCAACTGATTGGATCTCAACAGGCAACTTTGCCTTAAACTATCTTATCTCTGGAGACTTTAATCGCGGTATTCCACTGGGTAAAATTACAGTGTTTGCCGGCGAGTCGGGTGCAGGTAAATCCTACATCTGTTCTGGTAACATTGTTAAAAACGCACAGGAACAAGGTATTTTTGTTATCCTAGTTGATACAGAAAATGCACTTGACGAAACATGGCTCCATGCACTTGGAGTTGATACCAGTGCAGACAAATTGCTTAAATTAAACATGAGCATGATTGATGATGTAGCTAAGGCTATTTCGACATTTATGATTGACTATAAAGCACTTCCGGATGGCGAGCGTATGAAGGTGCTGTGGGTCATCGACTCACTTGGTATGTTACTAACACCAACAGATGTGAACCAGTTCGAAGCAGGAGATATGAAGGGTGATATGGGTCGTAAACCTAAAGCACTTACAAGTCTTGTTCGTAACTCAGTTAATATGTTTGGTGGATATAATGTAGGTATGGTATGTACTAACCATACATACGCTAGCCAAGACATGTTTGATCCAGATGACAAGATCTCAGGCGGCCAGGGCTTTATCTATGCATCGAGTATTGTTGTTGCTATGAAAAAGATGAAGCTCAAAGAAGACGAGGATGGTAACAAGATCTCCGAAGTTATGGGTATCCGTGCCGGTTGCAAAGTAATGAAAACTCGTTATGCTAAACCGTTCGAAGGTATGCAGGTTAAGATTCCTTATGAAACAGGTATGAATCCCTACAGTGGACTAACTGATCTTGCAGAGAAAAAAGGCATTCTTAAAAAAGATGGCAATCGTCTAATGTTTGTCACTAGTGATGGCGAAATTATTAAACAGTTCCGCAAAGCCTGGGAAGCAAACGACGAAGGTTGTCTTGATAAAGTAATGCTAGATTTTAAGAATCAACGCGAAACGGTAAGTACTGAAGACACAGTCTCGGAGGAATAAGAATGTCAGTAGAATTAGCAAATGAAATTTGGTCAGAACTCAAACGGTATGTTAATACTGTAGATCGTGCCGACGCGGCAGAAACAATGGTTAGTGTATTAATTGATAATGATGTGTCTGCTGATGATATTAAGTTGGCATTTAAAAGCGACGCAGAAATTAAACGGGCATTAACCAGCTATCTTAAAGATCATGAAGAAGACGATGACGAGGATTTACACGACGACGATGACGAAGATGACGAGGACTACTAATGTGGTATAGCAAGGTTGTTGCTGACCTTGGCAATATTCCTGATTTTATTACTCATTATGAGGTAGAACTTGATGAAGCTAAACGTGATTGTCGAGTTGGCGGATTAATTGAGAAAAATATTACAGCCCTTCCTGGCATCACCGAGCATAGATTTAATCAGCTACAAGAAATTGAAGCAGTATTAAACTACCTTAATATACAACTACGCAAAATCCGTCGTCGGCATTTCCAAAAATATCTAGAAGGCTATGCTCGTGCGTTGACCAGTCGAGATGCTGAAAAGTATGTGGATGGTGAAGACGAGGTAATCGAGTTTGAAACACTGATCAACGAAGTGGCATTGCTCCGCAATCGTTATTTGGGTATTCTTAAGGGCATGGAAAGTAAAAACTTCATGCTTGGACATATTGTACGATTGCGGGCTGCCGGTATGGAAGATGTGCAAGTATAATGTTTAGTGTACCGGTACAAAATTCTCGTCCTAGTTTGGATATTCTTAATGCATTACAAGAGTATGATGAATTTATGGAAAGCATTGATACTCTAGTAGATCTTGGCTGTGGAGATGGAGCAGATATTGAATGGTGGGCAACCAGGACTACTAGAGAAGATTTTCCTAAACCTCTTGATATCACATGTACTGGAATTGATCAAATTGATCAATTATTCGCCTCTAGAAAACATAAGAATGTATTTTATCAGCAGAC